CCCGGATTTGCCGGTCGACTAAAATGCAAACACATAAATTTTGTAAAGGCTAGAATTGAAAGCAATAACGGAAACTACCCATTAGAGATCTCAAGCCGCGCTACTCCAGATGATGCTGAAAGAGCTAGAGAGTCAAATCAAGAGTTTCGAGAATTTATTATAAAATTTGGCAAGGTTGAGGTTATATAACTAATGCGTAATGGGGATATCAGCAACGAGCTCCCCAAGAGAATATTAGTTACAGAAGATGTATTCTTAATTGTAGAGCTCACGCCTAAAAAAGTTTTAAAAATATTTACGTTATCTAAAGCTAATAAAAAAGTACGTAAAGACATTTTAAGTTACTTGTATTTGTATACGACAAAACAAGGTATTACTTTAGAGCTTGTTTCTTTTACCATGGACGAAGAAGAGTTGACTTTCTTTGTAGAGGAACTTGACAGGATGGGCACTAATCCGTTTAGATACTTTAGTTCTTATAAGTCATTAAAAGATATTGTTACAGAATTACCATATAGACCAGAAGTGATTGGTGTGATAGACATACCCACTCGAACAGCACAATACGGCCACTGGGGATTGGATTTTAATCAGTTATGAATCACGAGACTCAACTCCTTAGCAAGGTCGTACAAACACGCGATCTAACTCCATTATTAGAAAACAATATTACAGATGGTTGGTTTTCTGATTCTGAAGATCGAAAGGTAGTTAGTTTTTTACTTTCTCATAATGCAAAATACAGAGAGTGTCCAAGTCTTGAAGTAATTAATAAAAACTTTCCTACGTATGTACCAATGCCGGTAGCTGACTCTACTGATTATTTAATTGATTGTTTAGTCAACATAAGACGCAAACAAAGAATTATTGCAACTTTAGGATCCGCACTTGAGGTTATAGAAAAAAACCAAGACCATGAGGGTGCGCTTCAAGCTATGGAGCGCGGCATTATTAAACTTGAGGAAGACGGATTAACTAAGTCTAATGACCTTGAAGTTACTCAGGCCGCTAAATTTGCAAAAGAAGAGTACGAGAACCGTAAGAATAATCCTGGGTTGTTAGGTTTGCCTACAGGTTTTCCTACAATGGATGAGGCAACATCTGGATTACAGCCCGGCCAATTAATTGTAATTATTGCTCCACCTAAAACAGGTAAGTCAACACTTGCTTTGCAGATTGCACAGAACTGTCACTTAGCTGGCAAAGTCCCTATGTTTTATTCTTTTGAGATGAGCAATGAGGAGCAGAAGAGCCGTTACTACGCTATGAAAGCCAAGGTATCACATAGGCGTTTAATGACTGGTTCTTTAACTGACGAAGAGCAAGCTAGATATTTTAAAATTATTGAGGGTATTGAAAACATGAGAGACAAGTTTTGGTTTATTGATTCTTCGGGCGGTCAGACTGTTAGCGGCGTGGCCAGCAAGATTCAAAACAAGAACCCAGATATTGTATTTATTGACGGTACTTATTTGATGATTGATGAGCAGACTGGTGAGTCTAATACCCCACAAGCTTTGACTAATATAACTCGATCTCTTAAACGGTTGGCTCAAAAGATTAACAAGCCTATTGTAATTTCAACTCAAGTTTTAGCTTGGAAGATGAAAAAAGGTCAGGTTACCGCCGATGCTATTGGATACTCATCATCTTTCCATCAAGATGCTGACGTAATTTTTGGTCTACAAAGAGAAGATGAGTTAGTAGATGACACGCGATTACTCCGTGTTGTTGCGGCTCGTAACGCCGGGTTATCTGAGGTCTCACTTGTGTGGGATTGGAATAACGGTTTATTTAGAGAGTTGGGTGTAGAGGATCTATGACCGTAGAAGAGATGGAAAGCACTTTATCCCGTCTTAGAATTGAGTTTACTAATACACGCGGGGACGAGATCCAAGGCTTCTGCCCTGCACATAAAGAGAGAACCGGTAAGGAAGACCGAAACCCTTCATGGTGGATTAACTCCGACACCGGTCAACACATTTGTTTTTCTTGTGGGTTTAAGGGCGGAATTTACAGCCTTATAAGTTACGTTGAACAGATTGAGTTTGATAAAGCTAAAGACTGGTTTGATTCTAGTGAGAATTTAATGTCTAGGTTTACTCGGGTTACAGAAGAACGCAAACCTAAATTAGAAGATGTTTCATATGTTACCGAGTCCATGCTTCATGCTTTTGTAGACCCACCTCAAGAAGCTTTAGATTCTAGGGGTTTAACTATTAACGCGGCGCGTGCCTATGAGCTTATGTGGGATGCACGAAAAAAGAATTGGATTATGCCTATTAGGGATCCGATTACTCACAAGCTTATGGGGTGGCAAGAAAAAGGCTATGACCGCAGGTACTTTAATAACCAACCAGCCAAAGTAAAGAAGAGCCTATCTTTATTTGGATATCGAGAGTATGTAACAGGGACTATGGTAGTTGTGGAATCTCCATTAGATGTGGTGAGGTTGGCCTCTGTAGGTATAACCGGTGGCGTCTCTACATACGGGGCACTTGTCTCCTCCGCTCAGTTTAATTTATTGCGGGGTGCGGACCGTTTAATTTTTGCTTTAGATAACGATAGCGCCGGTCAGTCTTCATCTAAAAGTCTGCTTGATATGTGCAGAGAGACGTGGAAAGAGGCGTTGTTTTTTAACTACTCACAGACCGATATGAAAGACATTGGCGCTATGAGCAAGGTTGAGATAGAGTTTGGATTAGAAAACGCTAAACACATGGTGAGAGGAAAAGTATGATCATTGGACTTTCAGGCTACGCCCAATCAGGTAAGAACACTGTTGCAGACATTTTGGTAGACCATCACGGTTTTATTGCACTTGCTTTTGCTGATCCAATCAAAGCTCTTGTTTACGACATTAATCCTAAAATTAATTCAATTGAGATTCAAGGAATGGTAAATGAGTATGGTTGGGATATTGTTAAACAGGACCCAGAAGTTCGTCGTTTACTACAAACTACCGGCGAAGCTGGCAGACAAGGCATTGATGAATATCTTTGGGTAGCTTTAACTTTGTCACAGATTAAAGACCCACACGAAGGCCGCTACGTTATTACCGACGTTAGATTCCCTAATGAGGCGTCAGCTATTTCTTCACAGGGCGGACAGCTTTGGCGTATTGAGCGCCCAGGTGTGGACGCGGTAAACGACCACATCTCTGAAACAGCTTTAGACGCTTGGATCTTTGATGAGACTATTGTTAATGACGGCACGATTGAAGACTTAAAAAAGAAGATTAAAGTTGACCTTTAAAGGAACACTACTTCCCTATCAACCTGAGGCGGTAGACCGTATGGTCAATCGCCATAAGGTTCTAGTGGCATACGATCTTGGATTAGGCAAGACGGTCCTTACCATTGCCGCTATAGAACGGTTGATGGATGAGAACAAAGTTAAAGAGCCAGGGCTTATAATCTGTCTATCTTCATTGAAGTATCAATGGGCTAATCAGATTGAGAAATTTACCGATGGAACTTCTAAAGCTTTGGTCATTGATGGAACGCCGAAGAAAAGAGCAGAGCAGTACGCTGAAGCCATGGACTGGCGGAGCTCAGGGGTTGATTACATTATTCTTAACTACGAGCAAATTGTTAACGACTGGGATTCCATCAAGAATTTACCAAGAGGATTTGTTGTCCTCGACGAAGCCACAGCAATCAAGTCCTTCAGATCTAAACGCTCAAAAGCGGTCAAACGTTTAATTAGTTCACCGTATCGCTACGCTCTTACCGGAACACCTATTGAAAACGGTAAACCAGAAGAGTTGTTTAGTATTATGCAATTTGTTGATGCTCATGTTTTAGGGCGTTTTGACATTTTTGATTCAGCTTTTATTGTTCGCAATAATTGGGGCGGCGTACAACGGTACAGAAATTTACCAACGCTACACGAGAAGCTGCAAGAGGCTTGTGTGCGTAAGACTCAAAAAGACGAAGATGTAGCCCCTTACCTTCCAGATGCTATACATAAAGAGCCTGTACGTATTGTATTTGATCGCAAAGGCGTCAAGCTTTATGACGTTATTAAAGAGGATTTAATTAAAGACTTAGATGAAGCTCAGAATTTATTTGGCGCATCTTTTAACTTAATATCCCATTATGGGTACGAGAAAAAAGGTGGAGGACCTGAGGACGAGATTCGAGGTCGAATTATGTCTAAGATAGGTTGTTTAAAAATGCTGTGCTCTCACCCAGATTTATTAAGAGCCAGTGCCAGAAAATACAATTTAGTTGATAAAACCGTTCTTTGGGAAGACGAAGACGACGACGGAACTGTTGCTATGTTTAGTCGGATGACCCCTACCTTTGGAACTAAGGGCGGTTCAGCTTACGCCTCAGAGTTAGTAAAGTCAGGTTTACTTGATGGCATTAACGACTCCCCAAAGCTTGAGTATTTAATTAGTTACGTTAAAGATTTTCTAGACCTTAACCCAGCTAACAAGGTAGTTATATTTGCCACCTATGTAGACATGTTAGACATGATTGCTAACGGTCTTGGTCCAGATCAGTGTAGAAAATACTCAGGGAAGTTAGATGCCAAGAGTAAAGAAAACAATAAAATTGCTTTTAACACGGATCCAGCAGTTCGTGTGTTGATTAGCTCAGATGCTGGAGGTTACGGTGTAGATCTACCGGCAGCTAATTTGCTAG